CCGTAGAAACGACATAGCAATAGTTAAGGATGGTACTGGTATTGGTCTTTTACAGAAGAAGGCTATTAACATTATGATTCAAGACCCAAAGAAGGGTTTTAATGCGGTAGCTAAGGAGACAGGATGTAGCAGGACGGCTCTGTATAAGTGGCGTAGAGACCCTGTTTTTGTAAAGGCGTACCATAGGGAGGCTGATATTTACTTAGACTCCTTCCTTCCTCAAGTAGACAGGGCGATGGTTAACAAGGCTTTGGAGGGTGACGTGAGTGCTGCCAAATATTTGAGTGAACTCCGAGGTAGGATACAGAAGAAGGTTGATATTACTATAACAGCTCCTTTTACTGAGTGGCAGAAGCTTCAAGAGCCTGTAGAAGAGGGCAAGGTTGAGATTGTCGAGCCTGAGATTAATTTTGAGACAAAGGGTGAGCGTACTAATCGTATGCGTAACGAGCATAATGAGTGGAAGAGAAGGGCAGACGATATTGGTGTCCCACAGTTACCTTCTGGAAGACCTACAAAGGAAGCCTTGGAAGAGTGGCATGAAGAAATCTTATTAGCTGAGGCGAATTATGAAGGTTGAAACAGCCTTACGCATTAAAGAGATGAATGATGAATATCTTGAACTCTGTAAGACGTTTATGGAGAAGAAGACTTTAGAGGAGTTGGAGATTATACTTTCTCTTGTCCTTTTGACGTTAAATTTTCAAATTTTAGGAGAAATGGGGTGTGGTGGAGAAAGCTAAGGTAGGGAATATTGTATTTAGTGACGCATACATATCTATGTATAAATCCCTTGAGGATTGCTTAGAAGTATTCTCTGAGAAATATGGTACGAGTGTTCGTGAGATAGAAAGGCATTGGGAAACGCAAAGCTTTACCATTCAATTTGATTGTGAATATTTCGATGAGATAGAATTAGGATGGAATAGTAAAGTGCCTTCGTATCATCTTGTAGATGGAAAGATAGTTCGTGTATAAAGTTGAAATAATCCACGAGGACGGCTCTTTAATCAAACGTCTTTATTTATTTGGTAAGGTTTTTTACAAAGGTTTTTTCATAGAATTGTACGAAGAAGGACAGACTTCACATAAGGATTTATTAGCATGGAGATTTACAAACAAGGAACGAAAGTAGAGATGTATGACGGTGGTACAGGTATCATAGTAAACGCCATAATAGAGGGGTCGATGGTCAAGTACACAGTAGCTTATATAGGAGAGAAGGCTCAGATTGGATTTATTTCTTCAAAGCCTTCCTAAACCCTTGAAAGAACTTCTTAATGTTCTCAGGGGTGTACTCTCTAAATACCCAAGGTCTACCTGGAACTTGAACCCCTTTACCTTTCTTGTAGAAATTAAACAGCTTATCCCCTGCAAAGAACCTATTCTTGGTTACAAAACCTTCTTCTTGATACAGCCCATACCGAAAGAAGCTGAGTTTACTCTTTGAAGATTTCAGAGAACCTAAGAGTCCTCCATCAGCGATTAACGGTTTTTTACCTTGTCCTCGGAGGGATCTTGTTTCTAACGTGGACTCTTCTAATCCTTTTAGACCTCCTCTTAAGGTTTTTCCCGACTGCGTTTTAGCGTCTAAAGCCCCTCTATTGGTCAATCCTGTTATCAACTTTGGGAGCTGGGTCGCTAACTTTTGGAAGCTGAAGTTTGTCTCTATTCTTATCATTTATTTTCTTCCTTTTCTCCCAAGCTTTATTAGCTTTAGCTATAGTGCCAAGGTCTTCGTTATATTCCAAAGTAAGTTCTGCATTTGTTATTAAGTCTAATCTAAGTCTATGGTCATCCCAAATAATCTGATCGTTAGTGCTAAGAGGGTACTCAGGTGGAATAAAGTCCAAACCAAGTTTCTCGTCAAGGGTCACGCCTCTCGCTTTTGCAAGGGCTTTCTCAACTTCATAAATCTGATCTTCGTACAACCTCCAAAGCTCTATATCGTCTACATAGTCCTCATGTCTCTCCAAATCCCTTATCATCAAAGAGATACCAGAGGGGACTTCGCCACCCTGCTCACTCCAGGTAATCCAGAGATGGTTGTTCTGAGCAACAAGTTCGACCATAAACTTAACAAGGTCTACAGAGGTCTCGAGATCGCCTCCAGGACTCTCGATCCCAAACTTGGAGTCGGGGTCGTCCAGAGCTATGATATTGTTGACACCCATACGAGAATAGGATTTATCGGAATCTACCCCAGTCATCCAGGGTTGACCCCAGAGTTGATACCTACTCCCAACGGCAAGTTCGGTCATTGTTACGTTTACCTGCTCGTTAGCGGTGATAATATCGGTAGCACCCTCAACGAAGAACTCGTCGAGTTGGTGATCCTTATGTGTGAAGACAACGGGTAGGATACCTAATCCATGATTAATTGTACTCTCGTGTATCACCCCACCGTCGTTATCAAATTGTTTATACACTGTATCATCATAGTAACCCCACCCAAGCTCTGCGGTATTTGAAGGATCTGAAACAGGAAGCATTATAGGATATGCTACAGCTATTGGGTTGAGAGCATCCTTCCCAAAGAATGGAACAAACTTATAAATCTGTTGATACTTAAAAACAATGTCTTTACCGAGAGATGGTAGTAAAGCCATTGTTCCGTTAAGGTTGGACATCTTCTCTTGATGTTTCATGGCAACGTCTTTGTTGAGGATCATATCACTGTATTTCGCCCCACCATTCCTTTTAACACCTGCTTGGTATATTCTACTCATCTTATCAATGAATCTTGCAGTGAAGTTATAGTTTGACATTGGAGCTTCTTTTGATGTAGCCCCATCGAAATATTCTGAAGTATATTTATTGGTGTTAGAGGAGTAGTAGTCCAGTTGTTTATTGACTTCCTCATCTCTCATTCTTATCCGTTCTAATTTTAAATCCTGTAAGGCATTTTTTATTGTTTCGTCTGATAACATTACCAACTCCTATCTAATAGTGTGAATCTTCCTCGTCTTATTGGGTAGCGATTGATAACGAAGTATCTTGTTTCATCGCAAGTATGATCGTGAAGCCCATCTTTTTTTGGTTTCAATTTAAGTTCTTTACCGTCATCTTCTGGATAACTGTAAGCTTCATAATCATCTATTGAGTTTACACACTTCTTATGGACGTGGAACTTCCGTTCACCGTTCGCATTTTCCATAAAACTTCTAACATGTTCAATACCTGCTGGGATGTCCTTGGAGACTTTATCTCTCTTGTAATGTACTTTTATCCCATGCCTTTTAAATATTTCTATATCTCCGATACCTGACCCACCTATTGCTGTACCTGCTGGATCTCCGAAGTATTTAATAACTCTGTAAGGTTTTGCCAATATTCTTCTGGCAAGAACCTCTGTTTTTATATTTGTTTCGTGAGAAATCTCATCTATCTTATAAATGTGATCTCTTGAATCAGTTTGATACCATCCGACGGCAGGCATCCTATACCCAAAGTCAATAGAACAGTAAGTTGGTAGGTCTGGATCGTAGGGGAAATCACCAACATCCAAATACCTATCAAATGGATAGACCTTGCCTGCATACGTTGTAAACTTAGCACCATACTCTTGATCGAATGATTCCTTTGTTAGATTTCTCTTAACTGACAGCAGGAACTTATCTCTCTTCCCACCAGGATAGACATGTTGATTAACCCATGATGGTGCTTGATAAGAGAACCAATCAGGGTCTTTCTGTCCTAAGACATACTTATCATATATATGATTATACCCTTTTGGCGTGGTTATGAATATCCCTTCCCCACGTCTATCTGCCAAAGTTGGCTGTAAGAGTTCATCCCAAATGACCTTCTTCATCCTTGCAGCCTCATCCATTACTACTTTGTCTAATCCCTCTCCAATAAGAGAATCAGGATTCTCAGCACTTTTAGCATGGAGGGTTGACCCCCAAGCTGTCTCTAAATACTTCTCCCCTTTACGATTAGACTTAGCCCTTATATTCATCTTCTCATTGTGAACACAAGTCTTCCAGACCTCTCGAAACACTAAGTCTGTAAGATTATGGTTAGGGGCTACAATCCAAGACCTTGTTTCAGGTAAAGACATCGTAACCTCCAACTCTTTAGCAGCAGATAGCGTCTTCCCAAACCTTCTTCCACAGACGTACGCTCTATAAGGAGCATACTCTTCTGGAAAATGAACCTTTTCTTGTCCTCTATGCGGTATGTATCCTGTGAATTTAAACCACTCTTTTTTGTATTCACAGTGTTGTTCCCAATTTTTCACGCCTCTTTAACACCTAAACTAACATTTTGTTTCATATAATGTTGTATTATACAAGTATATTGGAACTTTATGATTATGTGTATGTTTAAGACGCTAATTAAATACTCGCAGGAGGCTAAATTGACAGAAGAAAACAAGACCGCAGAACTCAATGAAGAGGTTAACAAGGGTGGTAAAGATTATGTTCCAAGAGACAAGTATAATGATACCAAGGAAGCACTAAAGGTAGCAAACGAAAAGTTGTTACAGATTGACAACGATGCTGAAAAAGCACGAGTTAATAAGCTTTCTGAGGATGGGGAATTTCAAAAGGTCATAGAGGCTCAGAAAAAAACTATCGAATCATTACAACCTCAAGTTGATGATTGGAACAACTATAAATCTAAAGAGAAAGAGAGTTTGTTAGGGAAGTTACCCGAAGAAAAACGGGAAGCCTTTAAGGATACTTCAATAACGGTTCTCAGAGAAGTTGTTGCGATGCAGACGAAGACAGTTGAAATTGATCAGGACAATTTACAGGGTAGAGGAAAAGCTCCCTACAAGAATCTCGGTGAATTAGCTACTGCCTTTGGTACAGGAAAGATTACTCAGGCTACCTATAAAAAGGAAGCTTTGAAGTTTAGACCAGAGAAAGGTTTGTATTAATTAATGAAAGACCTGAAGAATGTAAACAAGAAACCAACTGACCTTGATGGATTCAACCCTGATAAAGAGGGTAGAGTCTCAACGGGTACTATAGGTGGTGAAATGGTTTATGTATGGGATGATAAAGAAGTTATCTCTGATTCTGATGGTTTTGGTATGTTAGTTGGTAAACAGGAAATCCCTGGTAGGTTAAAATTTAACCAATCTATCCCTTTGGATCGTTTTAATAAAATTTTCAAAGGAGAATAAATTATGGCTGCTGGAGATATTAGTTATTATGCTGGTTCGTTAGTAGAAAGAATTGTAATTGCAGAGGCGTTAGTAGCGTTACCTGATGCGAATGTTATGTTGCCTCTCGTTACCTCTAAAGGTTTTGATGCTGCAAATACTATTTCATTCCCAAAATGGAATTTAGGAACTAATAAGATAACTGCAAGTGATGTGTCACAGTCCGACCCTGGAACTGACGCTGCTGCTGTTCTTATTGATTCAGAAAAGAAAACCTTAACACCTGCTCGATATAACTTTTATATTCCTCTTTTTGATGACTCAACTGATTCATCTGAAGAAGGCGATATTAATGTTACATTAGGTCGTTTAGGTGCGAATGCTATGGGTGCGAAGATTGATAATCTCATTTGTGCGAAGTTTGATAGTTTCTCAGCGTCTAACGATGTTGGTACTTCAAGTGTTGCTATAAGTGTGGATAATTTCTTTGAAGCTATTGCATTGCTCAAAACTGCTGGTGCTATGGGAACTTATCGAGGTGTATTTGACCCACGACAGATTTGGGGAGCTTATGGTCTTTCAAACGACCTTATTACTTCTCAACAGTTTGGTGGGACACCTGATAAATCAAATGAAATGCTTACGACTGGATTTATTGGAAGTATAGCTGGAATACCTATTTACACAAGTAGGGAAACCACAACTGCCACAACTGCTACTAAGGCTGGAATCTTTGGTGATGGAGCTTTAGCTTTTGGTTATGTCAATCCTCTTATTAGGTTCGAGCCTGAGAGAGAAGCTAAGAAACAGCGAACAGACTATGTGTTCTCTGCTAATATGGCTACTGATATTTACCAATCTACCTACGGGTGTCAGGTGTGGACTAAAACAAGTGCTGCATAAGGAAACTTATAGGAGACTATGAATAAAGTTATGATAGGAGTGGCTACTTACAATGGCCACTCCTATTGCCGACCTAAGTTTATTGATAAGCTTAAGGTTATAT